GTTAGATCTGTTGCTACTGGGTCGACTTATAATGCCGCTTATACATTGGGTACGGCTGTGCAATTTGCAAATGAGATTGATAACTGGCCAACAGTTTTTCATGATAAAGACCAAAATAAAACTGGTATTATTTGGGAAGAAGATGTAGGAGGTTTCTCAAATACTTTACTTAGATGGCTAACATGCGATAGTATAGGAGTCATATCACTTGAAGATAGTACTCATCAATTCTTCCCTACAGGAACATCACCAACATTTTTTGGTAGAAAATTAGATGGTTTTCCAACAATGTTATATTCTACAGACGGCGCCGCGGCTGATGGATATACTACCGGCGGTACTGTTAAATTTGGAATATATCAACCAGAAGTAAGAGGAACATCAAACCTAAGAGATGATGGTGCAAATTATTTGGGTCTTGCACAAAATGCCGCTGATAGTGGTGATAGTGTCACTATAGGTCTTAATGGTTATATTGATAATAATCAATTTGGACTTAATCCGGGTAGTACATATTATATTAATAAAATTAATGGTTCCTTAGACTTAGGAACAAACAATGGTTCTGTTGTTGCCGGTATTGCAACAGCTAATGGATCAATACAAATACAAACCGTAGATTCAGCATGAGGTTATAATGTCAAATAAACTTAGGGTTTTTGATTTATTTTTTAAAGATAGCGAATTTAGTGCCGCTGATTCCATGTGGGACGAAGTTGGTGCCGATTCATTAGCTCCTGGAGTAGATTATTTAGTTACAGCATATGCACTTAAAACTTCTTCTGAGTTTGCGCTAGGACAATTATCAGATTTATATGAAAATAAAGATTCAGGATTTGAGACATTTTATGATTATCATGAACGATATGATCATTATTCAATTATTATTCAATATTCTGATAAGATTATTGATCAACATATAGCTGTTGATGATAAAGAAATTAAATTATTAAAAAGTAACGCACTAAATGTAATAGGATTTGATGCATAAAATAACCAAAGGGTGATTTGTGATTAGGATTTATATTTTAGTTATTGTTCTCGGGATCCTCGGTGGTATTGGTTATGGCGCTAAATATTATTACGACACTACACAAGCAACTATTGCCACTCTCAGAGAAAATAATGTTAAACTAGAATCTGCTGTAGAAACTGCAGAACAATCTGTTGCGACATTACAACAGGATATGGTAAAGCTTGGTAATCTAAATAAAGAATTATCTACTTCATTGCAAAAAGCAGAAGCGTATGGTGATGAACTTAGAACTAAATTAAGTAAATTAAATCTTGTGGTGGAAGCATTACGAGACTCTAAAAAATTAGAAGGAAAGATGAATGGCGCTTCAGCAAACCTGTGGCGTGGTCTTATGGAAGATACTGGCGGTGATGGCAACCGTCCTAATCCTCAGTGGTTGCAGCGGCCGGATGGAACCGGAAGTGAAAGTAGTAACCAAAGTGGAAAAGGTGCAGATACCAACAGTAGCTCGACCGAAACCACTCCAGCTCAGTGATACAAGAGTCTTTGTAGTTACCAAAGATAACTTTGAGGAATTTGAAAAAGAGTTCACAGAGTTATATGGCGACTTGGCTTTTGTTGCTTTAAGTATGAAAGATTATGAAAACCTAGCATTAAATATTTCTGAGTTAAAAAGATATATAAATCAACAAGGTGAGATAATTGTATATTATGAAAAAGCAGTTACGGAGGAAAAGTAACCATGGATTTCATAATTGATCAACTTGTCACTTGGTGGCAATTTACTATCGTAGGTATTTTAATTATCATAGGATGGATTATCAACTGGCTCGGAGTTGATCAAGATGAAGATATTATTGGCTTTAGATATACCGAAATGCCACAACTAAAACCCATTAAAATAGAAACGGCTGGTAAAGGTTTTTGGAGTGCAATATGGATGTGGCTAACAGGTACACGTCATTGGGAAGTAGCTAAAGATTGGTCATATGAAATTGATGGCGAACAATATGTAATCCCAGCAGGATTTAGATTTGATGGTGCATCTATCCCTAAGTTTTTACATACATGGTTATCACCAACTGGTGTTCTTTTAATGGGTGGTCTGGTACATGACTATGCATATAAGTATGCTACACTTTTAAAAGCAGATAAGAAATCAACCATGGGCAAGATTGATCAAAAGAAAGCTGATCAAATCTTTAGAGATATTAATATTGAACAAAACGGATTTCATTTCCTTAATAACTTGGCATACTGGGCACTACGTATCGGTGGCTTTGTAGCTTGGAATGGTCACAGAAAAGTAAACGCACAGATCGGAGAATAGTATGTATGAATATAGATGTGAAGTAGTTAAAGTTATTGATGGTGATACTGTTGATATTGATATTGATCTAGGATTTGGAGTTTGGCTAAAAGATGAACGGGTACGATTATATGGTGTTGATACACCTGAGTCGAGAACAAGAGATCTCGAAGAAAAAAAATACGGGTTACACGCTAAGAAATTTGTTCAAACATTTCTTAAAAATAAAAAAGTAAAATTAGTTACCCGTAGTTATGATTCAAAGGGAAAGTTCGGTCGTATCCTTGGAGATTTACACGTTGATGATTTGAGTCTCTGTGAATCTCTTATTAATTCACATAATGCTGTAGCGTATCATGGCCAATCAAAAGATGATATTGCTGAAGCACATTTAGTAAACAGAGAAAAAGTTGTTCTCTAATTTCCCATAAGTAAAAAATTATTTTTTAAAAAACGCTTATAAAGCTTCATTTAAGTGTTTACAAAACGCGCGTTTTAATATATAATATTACTATAAAATAAAAACAATCAAATATCGAGGTAAGTTATGGCTACACCGAATGTGGACACACGTGAATTTTTGTCCCAAACGAAATTTTATGATGGATATTCGCGCTTTAAAGAAGAAGGAAATGGCGGCTATGAGTCATGGGAAGAGGCTGTAGATCGTGTTATTTCAATGCACGAAGAAAATTTTTCAGAATATGAAAAAGATTTAAGGCCATATTTAGAAGAAGCTCGTACTGCATATCATGAGCAAAGAGTACTTGGAGCTCAGCGCGCACTACAATTTGGTGGTGATTCGTTAATGAAGCATCAAATGAGAATGTATAATTGTACTTCATCGTATGCGGATCGTCCTGCATTTTTTGGTGAATTTTTTTATATTTTATTATGCGGTGCTGGTGCAGGATTTTCTGTACAAAACCACCATATTTCAAAACTACCTCAGATCCAACAAAGGACAAAACAAGCTAAAGGCTATATTGTAGAGGATTCAATTGAAGGTTGGGCTTCTGCATTGGATGTTCTTATGTCCTCTTATTTTGTCGGTGGCGGTAAACATCCAGATTACGAGGGTAGAAGAGTCTTTTTTGATCTTACTCATATTCGTCCAAAAGGCGCTAAGATCTCTGGTGGATTTAAGGCTCCTGGCCCAGAAGGTTTACGTCGTTCACTTGATAAAATTGAATTGATTCTACAAAGTCTTGTAATTGATTCAAAAGAACCAGTTAAAATACGACCTATTACTGTATATGATATTTGTATGCATGCTGCTGATGCAGTTCTTTCTGGTGGTGTTCGTCGTTCTGCAACCATTTGTCTTTTTTCACCAGAAGATGATGAGATGATGAATGCTAAAACAGGCAATTGGTTTATGGATAATCCTCAGCGCGGCCGCAGTAATAACTCTGCAGTAATTGTCCGTGATGAAGCTACTCCTGAAATGTTTGCAAAGATTATGGAGTCTGTGAAATCATTTGGTGAACCAGGTTTCTATTTTACTACATCAAAAGAACATACAACTAATCCTTGTGTTGAAATTGGAATGTTCCCACAATACGAAGGTGAATCAGGTTGGCAAGGCTGTAACCTCACCGAGATTAATGGTGGCTCGTGTAAAACCGAAGAAGATTTCTATAAGGCATGCCGTGCAGGTGCTATCTTAGGTACATTACAAGCCAGTTATACAGATTTTAAATTTCTATCACCAGTTTCAAAGAAAATTTTTGATAGAGAAGCATTGCTAGGTGTATCAATTACTGGTTGGATGAACAATCCTGATATTCTTTTTAATGAAAAAATTTTAGAAAAGGGAGCCAAGATTGTCAAGGATATCAATAAGAAAGTTGCCAACATTATTGGTATTAATTCTGCTGCTCGGACTACTTGTGTTAAGCCCAGTGGCAATGCTTCCGTATTACTTCAAACTGCTTCCGGCATACATGCCGAGCATAGCCCTATGTACATCCGTAATATCCAAATGAATAAAGAATCTGAGATTACACAGGCTATTATTAAGTCAAATCCATATATGGTAGAAGAATCAGTATGGTCTGCTAATGGTACTGATGTTGTAATTTCATTTCCTATTATTCCTAATAAAGGCTCAATGTATAAAGATGAACTTTATGGGGTAAAACATTTAGAATTAGTAGCAAAAGCTCAAAAACATTGGGTTATTGCTGGTACAAATGAAGAACTTTGTGCAGATGAAGGTGTTCGTCATAATGTATCAAATACTATTATTGTAGATGATTGGGATGCTGTAGAAAAATATGTATTCGAAAATCGTTATTCATTTTCTGGTATTTCATTCCTAAGTATGTCTGGTGATAAGGACTATAATCAGGCACCAAACACTGCAGTGATTGATGAAAAACAAATGATTCGTAAATACGGACCGTCTGCAATCTTTGCTTCAGGTCTTGTAGTAGATGCAATGAAAGTATTCCCGAATCTATGGGATGCATGTTCTACTGCACAGGGTTATGGCTTGGATATCACACTTGAATCATCAGAAAATTCTGCAAGACAGGATTGGGTAAGACGATTTGAAAACTTTGCAAATAACTATTTGAAAGGTGATATGAAAAAAGCAGAACACTGCTTGAAGGATGCATATCTTTTCCATAAGTGGAATAAGATTCAACAGAATCTGAAACCAATTAATTGGAACGAAGATCTTACAGAACAGGTATTTACCGATGTAGATACTATGGGCGCTGCAGCATGTGCTGGAGGTGCCTGTGAGATTGACTTTTAATGGAAAATGAATATCGTATCGAATGTGAAGAGTGCTATAGTGTTACTATAGTACTCTGTGAGGGCAGAGAGAAACCAGAATTCTGCTCAATTTGCGGCCGTCGAGCAGAAGTGGAGGATATAAGTAATGAAAACTTTGACTAATTTCATTATAAAATTATTTAAAATTAAAGAAACAAAGATTCCTGGTTATTTAGGAAGGGATATGGCACAACATAGAGTTCATACCACAAAATATGAGGATCTATGTAAATAATATATAACTATATGTGGTTATACAATGAACAACCTTACGATGAAACCCCAGATGAGTACCAGGGATTTGTGTATCTTATCACAGAACTGGATACAAACAAAAAGTATATCGGTAAAAAGAACTTCTGGCGGCCTAAGATATTACCAAAGAATAGCAAGAGATCTCGACGGCAAAGAACCAGAGTCGAGTCTGACTGGCGAGAATATTATGGATCTAATAAAGAACTTCAAGTACTCGTTGAACAGCGAGGGCAAGATTGTTACAAAAGAGAAATCCTAAGACTTTGTAAGACAAAAGGTGAGATGTCTTATTATGAAGCTAAATTACAATTTGACTATGACGTCTTATTAAGAGACGACTATTACAACGAGTTTATAGGATGCAAAATTCATTCGAGACATTTACCCAAAGACTTATTAGTTATTACGGAGACCGACTAGCGGATCCTGAAATGTATCCTGAAGTTTTTTCATATCAAGTGAAAATATTTGTGTACATTTACGGAAAAGTATGATATAATAATCCTATAATAAAAATAGGAGCTAAAATGTACACTATCAAACTTGACATTGCACACGATTGTCCACTCATTGATCTTATCAATGATACCAAAAAATATGACATTTCAATTAAACTTGTCACTCATCATGGACCTGGTGGCGGAAATCCGATTTATGCTTTCTTCGGTTATTTCTCAAGCCTACTACAATTCTGTAATGATTACGATTTTCCCGAAGAATATATGCGTGAGGTGAAATAATTATGATTCTTGTCGATTTCTCTGGCATTGCTATTGCCACAATTGTTGTTAATAAAATCAATGACGAAAACACGCTACGTCATATGATACTTAATTCTCTACGTATGTACAATAAGAAATTTCGTAGTGAATACGGTCAGATGATTCTTGCATGTGACCACTCTAGCTGGCGTCGTGATTACTTCCCTCAATACAAAGCAAATCGTCGTAAAGGTCGTGACGATTCTGATTTCGATTGGGCAGAAGCATTTCGTATTATGCATAAAGTCAAAGACGAAATCAAA